TGCATCAGGTTACGGGATATCGCGCGAATCGGGTGCTCTTTGGCCGAGAGGCGTACGACACGTGCCTCGACAATGATGCAGTCGTTGCGCGTACCACCGGTGGCGCGACGACTGCCGCTCCGGCGCAGGTGCTCCGGCAGACGCTTGCCGGGCTGTTCGAGGTTGACGAAGTGCACGTCATGGACGCCGTGTACAACGGCTCAGCCAAGGGTGAGGCCGATAGCTTCCGCTTCGTGGGCGGCGATCAGGTGCTGGTCTACTACGCCCCTCCCTCGGTCGGACTTGAGGAGCCGACTGCAGGCGTCCAATTCGCTTGGACCGGGTACCACGGAGCTACGACAAGCGGAGTCCGCATCAAGCGATTCCGTATGGAGCCCAACTCGGCGGACCGGATCGAGGGCGAGTGCGCGTTCGATTTCCGGCTGACGTCGCCATCGCTCGGGTACCTGCTCACGACTCCGAGCGCCTGATGGCCAGAGCTCCCCGACCGCTGTTCCGTCGCAGCGACTCGTTCATCGCGGTTCGGCCGATCCGTGTGGGCGGCCAGGAGATCGCTCCTGGGGAGCCCGTCGTCGCGCCGCTGCACATCCTGCGAATGTACCACCAGCGCCGCCGCATCGGGCCGGTGGGGCACGCATGGACTGAGCAATCACTCGCGGCATCGAGCGGGCATCCGCTACCCTTTGTGGCCGAGCCCACCGAGCCCACCGAGCCGCAGCGACCCGAACCGGTCCGTGATGGCGCTCGATGGGTTGTCGAGGGGTCCGACCGCACCTTCCGATCGAAATCATCGGCGATGGCCTACATCGACGGACAGGCCAAGGAGTAGCCCATGTCGGCGCGGGTCCGCAGGGTGGTGGTGGCCCTCAACCAGAGCGTAGAGCGCGTGGTGGTGCGTCTCACGCTCGAGGTCACCGCCAATCTCACCGAGGCTACGCCCGTAGATACCGGGTGGGCCCGTGCAAATTGGGTGCCCCGAATCGGAGGGCCGGCCGGATCCGCGAGTCCTGATAGCGGTGTGCCGAGTCGGCAGGCCGAGCAGCAGGCTGCGATCGCGGAGGTGGCCGCGAACTATCAGCTGCCGGCCCAGGTCCACGTCTCGAACCACGTGGACTACGTCCCCATCCTCAACGAGGGCTCCTCGTCTCAGGCGCCGGAAGGGTTCGTCGAACGCGCGATCGACATCGCAATCGCGGCCGTCGGAGGGCGAGCGTGACGACTCGGCTCGAGGCGGTCGAGGCTCTCGTGCAGCACTTCGTCGGTGTTTGGGGGGCCGAGTATCCCTACACCCTGGAGGGGGAGGACTACACCCCCCCCGATGGGCCATGGGCGCGATTCAGTGTGCGTCACAGCATCGATCATCAGCACACCATAGGGCCCGTTGGAGCCAGGAAATTCGAGCGACGGGCGATCTGCTACGCTCAAATATACACCCCCACCAATCGGGGCACGAGAGCAGCGCGGACCCTCGCCCAGCGGGTAGCCGACGGCTTCGAGGCCATCTCCATCACGGGATCCACCATCTACACCACCGCTGCCACTGTGCGCGAGTCTGAGATCGATGGGCGCTGGCTCCAGATGATCGTGTCGATCCCCCTCACCTACCACGAAACCCGCTAGGAGATAGTAGATATGGGCCGCACATTGACGAACAACGTCAGTCTCGCGTACTCGCTGGAATCGGCGCCTGGGGTCGCGAGCGCCGCCTGGAAATTGATGGAGCCGAACTCCATTGGGGCGTTTGGCGCGGACATTTCGACTGTCGCAAGGGACCCCATCAGCCCCACCCGGCAGCGCCGCAAGGGCACAGTGGTGGATCTCGACAGCTCAGTCGAGTTCGACCACGATCTCACGATGAGCTGTTTCCGCGATTTCGCCGCTGGGTGGTGCTTTTCCAGGGCGATCAACGCCGACGTCACGCAGCTCCCAGCCGCAGGAGCGGCCAATGCCGCCGGAGAGTACACGCTCGCTACCGCGCTGGTGGGGAGCCAGATCGGCCGGTTCAGCAGCACCGTTGCGGGCTCGACTCTGATCTGGGTCGCGGGATTCGCCACGTCGGCGAATAACGGCCTCAAGTCGATCGATGCCGACGCCACAGCATCGACGGCGCTGTCCGTCGCCGAGGCGCTCACGGACGAGTCGGGTAGCGCACGCATCAGCTTTGCGGGCCATCGTGTCGCGGTGGGCGAGGCTGTGGCGTGGGCTTGGTCGGCGCCCAACATGCAGGCGACGCTGAGCGCGTCGGGGCTCGGGACGCTGCTGGGGGGGCTTGCCCTCTCTGTCGGCCAGCTGATCCACATCGGCTCTGTCTCGGCGCTCGGCGGCACGATCCAGCGCGCGTTTGACGACGCCGGGACCGACGACGCCTACGGATACGCCCGCGTAGTCTCGATCTCGGCAAATGATATCGTACTCGACAAGGTGTCGCCTCTGCTGCAGGCCACGCTCGCAGCGACTGGCGACGTGGACATCCTGTTCGGCGAGTTTGTCCGCAACGTCGCCGTGAGCCATGGCGATTACGTCGAGCAAACGTACCAATTCGAGGCGGCGTTCCCCAATTTGGGAAATGGGACCTCGGGCAACACCGACGAAGCGTACCAATACGCCTCGTCGAACTACTGCAACGAGCTCTCCATGAGCCTGCCGCTCGCGGACAAAGCTACGATGTCCGTGGGATTCGTGGGCACGGACACGGCCAATCCGACGACTACCCGGATGCCAGGCGCAGATACGCCAGTCACCCCTGCGCAGACGAGCGCATACAACTCGTCGAACGATATCGCCCGCCTGCGCATCACGGGAGCGGATGAGTCGGGGCTCAGCACCGATTTCAAGTCGCTGACGCTGACGCTGAAAAACAACGTTAGCCCCGAGAAAATCCTCGGAAAGCTCGGCGCGGCATTCGTCAACGCCGGCAATTTTGAGGTGGACGTCGACGCTGAGCTGCTGTTCACTTCCCCCCGCGTGATCGACGCGATCCGCAACAACGATACAGTCACCATGGACTTCGTCCTGCGCAACGATGACGGCGTGATCGCTGTCGACATCCCCGCCATGTCGCTCGGTGGTGGTGGCCGCGATTATCCCCGCGATGAAAGCATCAAACTCAGCACCACGGGCATGGCGTTCGGCGATCCGTCGCTCAACACCTCGATCGGTGTGTCGCTGTTCCCCGTCCCGCTGCCGTAGGAGCCCTACATGCCAGACTTTTCCTTCCTCGAGCCGCTATCTATCGATGGTGCGACCGCGACCATGATCCTCGACCGCGTGGTGTGCCCGGGTGCGGATGCGCCGGTCGCACTCCAGATCCGGCATGTGGGCACGAGCAAGCGATATCGGGCTGCGGTGCATCGGCTTCAATCGAAGTACCGCAAAAATGTCGAGGGCCTCGAAGAGGCGCTACTGGAGATGGATCGCCGGGAGTACCCGGCGCAGTTCATCACCGGGTGGAGCCATGTCCGAGAGGCGGACGGAACAACTGTCCCCTTCAGCGTCGAGGCCTGCCGGTCGCTGATCGACCGGCTCCCCAACCACATCGTAAACGAGATCCGGCAGTTCTGCATCGAGCCGTCCAATTTCGAGGGTGTGATCGACGTAGATGAGGCCCTCGAGGTGGGAAAGTCCTAGCGGAGAGACTGCGGTGGGAGTTGAGGCACGACAGGGACGGATGGGCGGTCGAGAGCGCGCGGGCCAAGGGCCGCCCTCTCCCCGACTGGTACCTGGCCGAGCCGGAACTCGAGCCCAGCGACGCCTACTACCTCAGGGCGTGGTCGGACCTGTCCACGTGCCGAACCGTAGAGTATGGCCCGATCCCGTGGTGGGCCATCCAGGCGTACGCTCGGCACGATGGCCACTCCGCCGACATGGCCGAGGCGCTAGGCATCATCATCCGCACGATGGACGAGGCCTACCGCAGGTGGGTAGAGGCGGACCGAAAGCGGAAGAGCAAGCGCAACTCTGACTAGGCGGAGGCGACATGGCCGAGTTCCCGATCGATATCGTCGTCGACCCTCGACGGGCCGAGCAGGGCTCTCGGCGCGTCGGAAGTGCCCTGGGTGGCGTAGAGCGGTCGGCGAGCCGCATGGGCGATGCCATCCACCGCGCACTAGGTGTCTCCGCCGGTCAGATCTTCCAGCGCGTCAAGCTTGGCCTGGATGGCGTGGGGCGATCGGCGAGCAGCATGGCCACTGGCATCAGCCGCGCACTAGGTATGTTGTCCGGTCAGAGCTTTCAGCGCGTCAAACTGGGCTTTGACGGCGTGGGGCAGTCTGCGGATGGGATGGCAAATGCCGTCAATCGCGCACTAGGCATTCTAGGCGTGGCTGGAGGCATAGCAGGCGTAAAGCAGATCACAAGCCAGCTTCTCACACTTGTTGACACATTCACAAATAT